ATATCTTGTTTTAAAGGCACTAACATCTGTCAAAGTCAAACTGACCTGTTCGTTAGTTACTTCGTTTACAAATAATATGGTATAGGAATCACTTGAAGTTAATCTTTTGTCCTGTAAACTCAAATATATGTACCCTGTAACATTTTTTGTAAGTCTAATCATAATAGTAAATATAATAAATAAGTACTTGTATAAAAAAAGGCACCCAAAAGAGTGCCTAATTTCTAAAAAACCATATGTAAACAAACCAAATCCTAAACAATAGGTATAACCGCAGTTACTTTCGGTGCTAATTCCTTTTCATTTCCTGTGAAAGTTAGTGTATAACCACTTCTGTCACCGAATGCAGTACCTGTCGCACTACCGCCACCTGTCAAATCTAAACCATACGCAACTCCCAAGAACCAATTATCTCCGTTGTTATCTGTTGCGATTACTGCTAATCTATTTTTAGCCAAAAGCAAGATTTCATTTCTAGTGTTTACTTGCAATTTATTTAGAATTACTTCTAATGTTTGAGTGTAGAAAACTGTACCATTCTGTACATTGGTCGTAACTGCTTCTGCAAAGTTAGAACTTTCTTTTACAAGTTCATATTTGTAGAATTTTTTACCTTGGTCCATAGTCAAAGTAGTAACTACACCACTCGCCTGAGTGACAGTCCCTAAATCTTCCCATGGAGCGAAGTAAACGGCAGTTAAACCTCCTACGCTATCTTTACAATCAAGGGTGTAACCTTGTGTTAATGCACATGCCATATTGATAAATTTATTTAGTTAAAGGGTGGAGTATTACCCCCACCCATATTTTTTACTATGCTGATGCTTTCTTCCAGAAAACAATCTCATCTGTGAATGCTACTTGACAACCTAATTTGAATTCTACTACGAATCTCATTTCGTCTGCCTCTTTTGCATAGAACAACTCAAACTTATCTTGCTCATTCAACATATCTGTACCCAAGTACATGTTGCTCATACAGATACCAACCATATAGTCAGTTCCGTTCAAACCATTCACACCAATCAATTTGATGTTTGTACCTGCAATTACAATCTCCATATTTGCAGCATCAACAGAATAGTGGAACAAGTTAGCCTCACGAAGTGCTACTACATATTCGCGGAATGTATCGTTACCACAGAAGATAACAAAATCATCCTTATCTAAAAGAGCAGCAGGGATTGACAAGAAGATGTCATCAAGTGCTTGTCTTACGTTAGATTTTGTCAAAGTAGTCAAAGCACTTACGTTTCCGTTGATTGGGTCACCCGCACCACCGAAACCAAGAGCATTGATGATAGTTGCAAAACCATTGAATTTGTTTAATTGACCATTAACACTAGTCGTGTCGCCTTGCCAAATCGCAGTTTCAAGAGCCGCACCAATTCTTTGAACTTTTTGATTAGTGAAATCAGTTGCGTAAGCCATATAATCATAAGTAGAACCAACTCTTAAAGCCTTTTGAGTGTACTTCGCTTCAAAAGTTTTAGGACAGATAGCCTCTTGTACTTTAAGTTTACCTACTGTAATTTGTCTTTGTGTGATAGTAGTTGTACCACTAGCATTAAATCCGCAAGTACCACCCGCTTGGAATACCGCATCGGTAGTCAAAATGTTGATTGTTTCTGCTGATTTGATACCAACTTGTACATTACCTTTCGCTTCAATCAAAGAAGCAGTTTTCGCACTGAAAATCGCAGCAGCAGTAAGTTGCTGGGCATTTTCTTCTACGTAGTTCGTTAGTGCTGTTAAATCTAATGCCATATTATTTGTTTTTTAAATTTTGAAATACTTGTTGTAATTTATTAAATTGTTGTTGTTTAGCGTCTTTTACTTCTTTATAAAAAGTATTAGGCTTTTGAATTGGGTCAGCCGATGGTTCAGTTGCCAAAGTTTCTAAAACTTGTGCAGACAATTTGATTGCCTCACTCATTTTTTCTTCTTTATTACCCATTTCCTCTAATTTTTTAGCCATTTCCTCAACTTTCTTTTCAAGTGCTGCATATTTTTCTTCCATAGCAGACATTTTCTCGTCAATCTTTGGCTTTTCATCTTCGGCAGGTGCTTCTTCTTTTGCAGCCTCAACCTCAACTTCTACTTTTGGTTCGCTTTCAGCCTTTTTAACTTCTGCGATTTTACCTTCTTCAACCACAACGATAATCTCGCCTGATTCAAGTTTGTGTTCGCCAACAGGTGCAGGCATATTCGCCCCATCTTGACCAACTACATAGATTTCGCCACTCTCTAAATCGTATTTGACAGCAGTTCCATCTTCTAATTTGCCATCTGTTAAGGCAAACTTTTCTTTACTATTCTCTGTGAATAGCAAACTTTTGATTTCTTGTAATGCTTCTTTTGCGTTCATAATTGTAAATATTAAATTTTTATTAGTGTTCAATTTGTGATAAAATATTTATGATTTTAGACATCATAATTTCTTCTTCTGTTATTGTTTCATTCGTTTTTTCATATCTAAACATTCCCTCAACACTAAATCCTTTGAATGTACCTTCCTTAACCATTTCCCAAATCTTTTCATTGTCCACCTTGAAAGTTCCAAACCAACTGCCATCGGCCACATCTTCAAATCCCTTTGGTGGCATAACACCTTTTTCTCTATCAATGATATAACTTTCGTACATATACACTCCCTCAACGGGTTTGCTATGCTCTATATTAACTTTACCCTGATAGCCTTTCTTGAAAAACCTTTGTACAATCTTCATTATTTCTTCCGCACTAAATACAACATAGTATTCAGCATCCTCATCCCTACGATATATAGGTAAATCGGCTATCATCAATGGACCTGTAACAATCTTTTGTTCCTCATCTTGTATAGCGAACCTATTATGGATGCTATTTTCTTGTAATTGACCTAATTGTCTTAACTTATTTCTACTCCAACCTAGTGCAGCCTTTCCACCCCAAGCATCATACATCAATTTACCACATCCATCACCATAACTTTTTGATGAATTTAAGTCCACTTCGTGTCTACTTAAATAGGAATACATCCTTTTGATAGTTTCTAGGGATATCGCTTCGCCACTAGCGAGTTGATTTGCCCTTTGTTTACCAACAGCAGTACCGCAAGAACCCCATCCATTCTTTTCTGCATAATCTAAAACCCTTCTAGCGTTACTCTTAACACCATCAGGATAGTCAGCGTATGATTCAAAATCTTCTTTATCTTCATTAAATGCTATAAAATTTTTCTGTATAGCAGGATATTCCACCAATGCTACATAATCAACTTCTTCCTCACCTTCAATAGTGTCGGAAATACGCATTTTATATATAGGTAATTTCACTTTCATAGTTATAAATATTAAAATCCTGCCCTACGTTCAATATCGGCTACCCTTCTTTGTGTTCCTGTTACCTCACTTTCTACTACAAATGCCCTAATTGGCTTTTGATTCTGCATTACATTGGCTATTGCCGTTACAGGACTGCTTCCCAAAGTCGGTACTGCTGATGCCGTTGCAGGTGCAGTTGTGCTAATACTAGGTGCTGATGCTCCACCACCGCTCGGAACTTTTGTTTTGGCTATTTCTCTTACTGATTTGATACCACTAGCAATAATCACACCTGCTTGTGCTATACGAATAATGGTTGCCAATGGTTCAGGAGCGGGAACTTTACTATTCAAAGCCTGTGTCGCACCTGTGTATGTGTTAATTGTGGCAGCCGCAATCGCCAAACCCTTACCTGCTGCCGTATCTTTCCCTGCTAGGTCAGACATAGATGTTAAAATACCTGCCACCTGTTGAGCAACCTGCATTTTAGCCTGTACACTAGCCTCATCAATCTTTTTTTGTTCTTCTGCATTAGCACGTAAGAAATTGGTATATTCTGTTTGGCTCATTCTACCATTTTCAAACTCTGTTTTTGCTAGTGCTAATTTTTTAGCGGATAAATCCTTTTGTATATTGAACTGAAAATCAGATTGTTTCATTTGATAATCCAAATCAGCCACATCTTGATTGAACTTTTGTGCTTTTCTTTGATTTTCAAGTAAATCTAATTCAGTATTTTCCTTTTGTTGTAGTGCTTTTTTAAGTGCTAACTTCTGTTCAGCCGTATATTTTTCATTAGCATCAATATCAGCGTATTGTTGTTGGTAGTTTTCTAATAATGCTTGTTTCGCTTTTTCATTTTCATCCTTTATAGCGGATAATCTAGCCTCTGTTCGTGCTTTATTTAACTCTTTATCAAATGCTAATTGCTTATCTGCTTCTTCTTTTGCATATTTTTCTCTTACATCAGACAATTCTTTTTGTCTAGCAGCCTCTAAACTACCATCATCTTTTACACCTGCCTCTTTTAATTTTTTAAATTTCTCTTTATAGGCTTCCTCAATAGCCGCTTCCTCTTGTTTTTGTTTATCAAGCAGTTTATTTTTAGCCTCTTGAAGTATTTTTTGTGCTTCTAATTCTTTTGCATCTTCTTTATCTTTTTCTGCCTTACCTTTATCTGCTGCTGCTTTATTTATACCTTGAATTGCAAGTTTATTACCTGCTAATTTTTCTTCTAGTTGATTTAATTTTCCTTCTGCCTCTTTAACAAATTTTTCTCCTTCTGCTTTTACCTCTTTTGGGTCAAAGACCATAGTTACTAATGACTGATTAGCCTTTTCTAATGAAGCCGCTAATCCAAAATCCTTACCTAATGCAGAACCAATAGTATCTATTGTTTCTAATAAGAATTTAAGTGGTTTTGATAAGAAATCAATTATACCTTTTAAAATATTTCTGTTTCTTTCAGCCGCTTGTACTTGTGCATCCCTTGTTATTTTCGCATTTTGTAATGAAACTTTGGCAGCCGCAATCGCTTCTTGGGTTTGCTTAACTTTCATGTTAAGTATATCCTTTTCACTTTTTCCTTGAAGTTTCAATTGATTGGCTTGGCCATCAATAGCATCTAATTTTTCTTCCTGTACTTTTAAATTTTCTGCTGATTGTTCATTCAATTTCTTTTGCTGACTACTAACTCCACCTACTAATGCCTTAATATCATCCCAATAAGCAACAAGTAAACCAACCGCAACAACCAAAGCACCTATCCCTGTTGAGATAAGTGCTTTTTTAAATCCTTCTGCTCCGGCAGTTAATCCTTTGAAAGAAATTTTAAGTTGTTCGCCGACTTTCCCAATATCTTTTAATTGAGATAAGCCTTGTGATAGTGCCATAGCACCCTGTACTTTCTGTAATGTTTTGGCTACATCTTCGCTTTCGCTTCCAAATAAAGCCATAGCACCCGATACCGCAGAAATACCTGCCGCAGCCGTACTCGCTGCCGTAGTTAATGCTTGAAAACGCTTTCCTGGGTCAAATAATGCTGCTTGTTCTCCTGCTGCCTCTATCTCATCTTTGATAGCGGCAACCTTATTGGCAGCATCAATCGCTTCCTTACTAAACTCACCGAACTTTTGTCTAGCAGCCTGTAATGAAACAGTCGCCTCTTTAAGTTGGGACTTTAAAGGTTTTACATCTACATCAAGTATTAAACTATTTTCTGCCATTAATCAAATAATTCAAGCAATTGTGCTTTCGCTAGGATAGTCAACTGCTCATTGTTTGTAATAAAATCTTTCAATGTTTGTGTATCGGATTTGTCAAGTTCAATTTCTTTACCTTCGTGCAATTTTAATGCCCATCCGTAAAATTTAACTGCATCCCCTTTACTTCCACTTACTAATTGGTCTGCTAGAATACTACCTAATGTAATTTCTTTACCTGATTGGTCTTTTGCAGACACTCCATTCAATGCTTTGATTGGTTTGTTAAAATCCATGTGTTTTTGTTTTAAGTGATTAAATTATTATACTATTTATGATTCATTACTTGGTGGCTCAGGAGCAGGTGGTACAGGAGGTACATATTCTCCTATAATTACTAAATTAAGTTTACCTGCTACCAATGTATATGCAGCATCATTAATATCAGTACTTGCTGACCAATCAATATATTCTTGACCTTCAATTGATATGCTACCATTTGAAACAGCATCCCCTAATTTAATTGTTCCATCATCAACAAGTATATTGAATGTAAAATCCGCTTTTGAATTTAAATTATCATAACTTGAAATTAAATTAAATACATCTGCTTCAACAAATTTTCCATTATACCATGTTTTGATAGGTTCTATTTTTTTCATTTTTATTTTTTTATAAAGTTAATAATTTTTAATAACAATTTGTATATGCGATTTGTGTAAATCTAGTTGCAACTTGTGATTGTGTTAATGCTTCTGTATGCATAGCGACTGCCATAACATTTTCATTCGCACCAAATGAACCATCATTTTTAGCACCAACATATATTGGTTGAGTAGTAGAACCCATACTCCAATTTGATATAGATACTTCCCACATTTTATAAATAGTGCCACCATCCCAAAAGTATTGTGTAAAGGTAGTACCATTTTTAACAAGAGCCGTTCCTAACATAAATTGTTGATACGCTTGAAAATATCCACCTACACCACCAAATCCATTACTTTGTGTTCCAACGACTGTTGAAAAATAAGTTGTGGCACTTGTATCAATTCTTGAATATGTTGGATTAGATGGACTTGTATAATTACCTACATTAAGATATGACCATAGAAAATTTTTAGTACCTGCTTCTGACCACATAATCGCTGTGTTTCCAAATGGACTTTGTTGTGTTTGTTGCATATTATGATATTTCATCCAAGTAAAATTTGAACTATACAAATCAGCGGTAGCAGGAATATAGAATCTACTACCATTACTTAAATTAATTTCACCACAACGCAAAGTACCATAAGAAACAGAACCTTGTATAACACCATTATAACTAGAACCACCTGTACCAAAATTGGTAATTGTAGTTCCGCTACCACTCCAACTCCTACCTGCACCAAATTGATAATACACTAATGGCAAAGGATTAATAAACTCACTCATAGCATCAGGTGCGGTGAAACCATAGTTTCTACTCAAAGTACCTAAACTATTTGAAGTATCTCCTGTAAAACTTTTAATTTCTGATATAGAAATACTTGTAGCCATTAATTGATTAATGATTTAAGATTATTGATTTGTTTTTGTTGTTCTTTGATAGCCTCAAACAATACTGCTACTGCATTTTGATATTTAACACCCTTACTTCCATCTTTATTAGTTGCTACTAATTCAGGGAATTGTTGTTCTAATTCATGTGCAATAAATCCAATATTATCTTTATCTCCATTATCTTTCCTATCATATAATACACCCCTGCTTTTACTAATTTTTTCTAATGGATTTTCTATATTCCTAATATTTTCTTTAACTTTTATATCAGAAAATGCTATTACATCACCTGTTGCATATATAGTTCCTGCTACATATAACTTATATCCTTGGTCAGCAAGATTATTAGCCGAGAATTGATTGTTTCCACTAGCAAATATTCTTAAAGCATTTGAACCACCTGAACCACCTGAACTAATCATTATGTTTTTAGTAGTACCACCTCCTTCTGTTGAATAAATACCTAATTCACTATTAGTATTTTGAATATATGTACTTGCTAAACTATTAGTAGAATTACCTTTAAATAATATTTGACCATCTGTTAATATTTGAAAA